CATTATGCAAAAAAATTTAATTCAAATCAATTAAAATAAATTTAAAATTTATATAAAAATATTAATAATTTTTATATAAGTTAATAATAAACAACATATATAACAGTTAATTATAAACATATTTATTATATATTAATATATGACAAATAATAATAATAATAATAATTATTATAATAAGTATATAAAATATAAAATAAAATATTTAAAATTATTGAATATGAAAGGAGGTTCTTTTGTTCGCGCAGCTCAACTTGCTGCTACTGTTGCAAGTAACAATCCAGAAGGACTTTTATCAGCTGCTAAAATTGCAGGGAAAAATCCAGAACTTAAAAAAGGCCTTTTAGCAGCTACTAAATTTTCTGCTAGCAATCCAAAACTTAAAAATGACCTTTTAACAGCTACTGCTAAAATTGCAGGGAAAAATCCAGAACTTAAAAAAGGCCTTTTAGCAGCTACTAAATTTTCTGCTAGCAATCTAAAACTTAAAAATGACATTTTAACAGCTGCTGCTAAATTTGCACAGAATAATCCAAAACTTAAACAAGACCTTCAAAGGGCTACTAATTTTGCAAAACAAAATCCAGTCTTTAAACAAGGACTTGCTAATTTAGCAAATAAACATCCTGCACTTGACCAAGCTTTAGGTGTTGTTGGTATAAATATAGACGCACAAGATAAAAGAACAGGGAATATTGCAAAGTCCGTATCACAGCCACCAGCAGCACCAGCTACATCACATGCAGCAGCTAAACAATTACAACCAGCAGCACTAGCTACAACACATCCATTAGCTAAACAATTACCACCAGCTACATCATATGCATCAGCTTCACTAGCTACATCACATGCATCAGCTACACTAGCTATGTCACATGATGTAAAACAATTACCACTAGCAGCTGCATTACCAATTGACGATCAAGAAGTTGTGAATAAAAAAATATGTAAAAATATACTTGAGTTTACATCACTAAACCCCAGAACTGAATTAACGACAACTTTAATCAATATATGTAAATTAGCAAACAAATAATCTTAATATGGAACAGTATTAACATGACCTAATGTACCATTAGATTTTACAATTCTATAATGGATATGTCTTGATAAAACATATCCTGAAGGAAGTACATAACTATCACCTGTTAATATTGGAAATTCAACATTACCTTTATCATCAGATAAAACTACTCCACTATTTTTATAATCACCATATGCAGCATCGACATCAAGATTCGGTTTACCTTTATTTGATGAAGCCCAATATACTACTTTTGATTTTGGTTCAACTTGAATTTTAACTTTTATATCATATTTTTCTGGAATTTTTAAATCTAAAACAGGTGATGGTAACACAGTCCAACCTAGGAATGGTAACCAAGTATCTCTTTTTGTTGCTAATGTAACACCTGCAATAGCAACTATAACATAAATAAACTTATCAATGGGATAATTAGAATGCATTACATTATTAAGAAAATTAGATAATAATTTAACTAAATTATAGTCAAATGCTTCTAAACCCCAATTTATAGCTCCTACAATGACTAAAGCCATTAAAAACATATGCATTTTATACATCATCTATATATATATAATATAAAAAAATATTATAATATTTTTTTTTATAATATTTTTGAAATTATTAATGGACCTATTTGAAAAATACCTTGTGATAATACAACATATTCATTTATATTTATTTTTGATCTAGGACTTATTTTATATTCCACAATATATTTCAATAAATCATTAGATTTATCTAATTTGTTATTATTATGCAAATGAACTAATAAATATTCATAATTTTTATTGTTTATATATTTATTATTATCTTTTGATTCTAATATATCTATTTCTTTATCATAATTAATAGAATATAAATCATTATAAATAGTATTAATATTTTTATAAGATGATTCGTTTAATACATATTCATACAGTAAATAATATTGATTATAATATTTATTAATAGCACTACCTATAAGATAATATTTTTTATTTTCATAAATAATACTTTTATTTAATTTATCTATATTTTTTACTAATGATTCATCATTATTTTTATTATCATTTATATCATCATTATTAATTTTCGAGTAATTATCAGAATACAAATTATCATAACTATTTACATGTGAATTTGTATTTGCTAATATCATAAAATCATTTATTAAATTTCTAGAATTCAAATCTAAATAATTATTATTGGTGCTTTTATTTGTATTTATTAGATTTTCATTAGTAGTATTATTTGTATTTATTAGATTTTTATTAATCGAATATTTATTAATATAAATAATTAGTACAATAAATATTAATATATAAAATAATAAAGCCATAATATATTATTATAGAAATTTTTATTAAATTATAAAGTAAAATATCATTTGATAAAACCTAAATGTTATTGCGAACTTAAATAAATGAGTAGAGATTCATATAAATATTTAATGTATAAGTCATATTTCATGTTGCAAAAAATTATTAGGTTTTTTGCAAGATCTAATTTTAGAGCTTCTCTCTAAAATTTCATGTAATCATATTCAAAATATTTATTAAATATTTGTTTTCATTATCTTTTCCTAAATTTAGATTTATCAAAATATCAAATTTAAAAATATTAATAATAATTTTTTTAATTTGAAATTTTATTTTTCCTATTTCTATTTTTTCATAATTTATTAAAAGTATATCATTATTATTGTCAATAATAATATTCCATTTTTTTTTCTTTATAAAATCTATTATTCTTTCTAATAATGAATAAATTTTTTTCTCACGATATTCATTTATTAAATTATTAATTAGAATATTAGATTTTTTTTCGATATCATCATCATTATAATTTTTTAGTTCAATAGAATTTTTCATAGTGTTACTAATTTTATAATTTATTTCATTTACTTTTTTTTCAAGTTCATATTGATATTCTCTTAAAACTATATAATAATTAGATAATATTTTTTGTATATCTTTTTCCATGGTATAATAGTTATCACGTAAAAAATAATTTTTTTTTATTATATTATTTAATTCATGTAGATTTTCATTAATATCTTGTACTATCCAAGGAAATTCTTTAATATTATCAAATTTTAATATTAATTTTCTTATAATTTGTAAACCTAAATCTAATTTATGAATATCTAATCCTAAATTACTTATCATAATAATTGAATATGTTTCATTATTATGCATAAATGTGTGTAAGTCTAATTCTTTCATACCTTGTATTAAAGAATTAAAACTTATCATTATACCCCATTTTATATGATGATTTATCATATCATTTTGTAATTTAATAATTTCATCTTTATTAACTGTATTTATATAATTTTTGCTTTCTAGCATTATAATTTTATTATCTGGTAAAAGGAGCCATGCATCACCTGAATGTGGAATATGGCCTTTTTTTTCATATTCAATGTCACCATATCTATTTGATATAATATCATCTAATAAACATTCACCAAAATTTCCTTTTTTATAAGAATTTGAAGATAATCCTATTAATTTATTTAAACTCTGTTCAAGAGATGTAATTTTATTGCTCATATCAGTATTTGTAATTTCATTTTTTATTATTTCTATTTTATGAATAATATCATTGTATTCATTATTATTATAAATTTTCTTTTCATCTGGGAAATGGATTTTATAACCAGTTTTTAATATTTCAATAATTTTATTTTTTTGTTCAATTTTTTTCATATTAGCAATTATAGGAAAATCATCAATACTAATTTTTATATTTAACATTACAAGAAATTTTAATTATCATATATATTTTTTATCAATTTTTTATATTTGTTTTATAAATTCATATAATAAATGTATTCCATAACTAACAACTTTATTATCACTATATACTATCCCTCCTAAATCTATATGAATCCATGGTATTTCATTAACAATAAATGTAGATAAAAAAACACCTGCCATGATACAATCAGCTTTTATATTATAATTTATATTTTTAATATCAGCTACAGTACTTTTTAATAATGAATAATATTCTTCTCTCATTATTAAATAATCTACATATTCACCAATATTATCACCAATATTTATTAATTTATTTATATATTGAATTCCTTTTTTATTCGAAGTTGTAATACTTGACATATTTGTTGTTATATTTGTTGCATTACCAGTCAAAGTAGATATATCAATAATAATTGAATTTTTATTTTTGATCAAATATAAATTAGCATAATCAATACAATCAACCATACATAATCTTCCTTCAGCATCAGTATTAACTATTTCAATTGTTTTATTACTCATTGTTTTAAATACCATTCCAGGTCTAGTAGCAGTATTATCAATCATATTTTCAACTATCGAAAATAATAGATGAATATTTGTATTTTTATCAAATTTATTAATAGCTAATAAATTTAATACACTTACAATAATTGCTGAGCCTATCATATCAATCTTCATATCAGACATATCACCATATTTCAAATTTAATCCACCTGAATCAAATGTAACAGCTTTTCCAACTAAATATATGGATTTATTTTTTATGTTTTCTTTTTTTGGATATATATGTATAAAATATGAATTATATTGTGATCCAGCACCAACAGCTCTACTAATCGGAAATTTATTAGTTTTATTCAGATTATAAATTTTTAATTTATAATTTTGTGGAATTCTAGATTTTATATATTTCAAATATGTATCAGGATTTTTATTAGGATCCATAACTATATCTTTATAAATTTCAAGTTCATTCATTAAATTAATATTTTCTGATTTAATATTAATGAATTTTATAGAATTTAATAAATATTTTGAAGTATAATTATAAAATATATTATTAATTTTAGTTATTATTGAATTAATAATAGTATTTTTAAATGCTTTGTCAAAATAAATATTAATTTTTTTAATAATAGTTATTGTATTTAATACATTATTTATTTTATTTATTTCAGAATTAATAATAAATATTGATTTTGATTTTATATATATTTTTATTTTTATTAAAGAATCTACTATGTTTATTTTAAAATTATTATTTGATAATTTATTTATTAAATATATATTAATAATTGTCATCTATAATAACTTATACTTTAAATAGATATAAATATAATTATACTTAAAACTTTTTTATATTTTAATTATAAATAATGGAAAATACTAATCAAATAAAATGTAGAAAATGCGGTGGTCCTCATTTTACAATTAAATGTGGTAAAGAAATAAATAATAATAATAATATATTTTCAAATAATAATGAAATAAATATTGATATTGAAAATAATATAAATGATAATATTAATAGTAATAACAAACATAAAGATAATTCAAAATCATTATGTACTGATAATAAAAAAAATAATTTTAAAAATAAAATTAACAGAGTTAAAATATCACAATTACCTAATGATATAACAGAGAAAGAAATAATGGAATTAACATATGATTGGGGTAATATTATAAAAATTAAAGTTTTAAATTATGAAGAACATACAATAGTATATCTAGATTTTAAATATGAAGATCAAGCAGATTATTTTATAAAAGCATTACATAAAACTACTTTTGAATATACATTAATATCAGTTGTTAGAGCAGAATCAAATGATTATTATACACCTAAATAATATGAAGTAATATCAGACACATTCATTTTTATATTATCTATTGATAATTTTTTTTTTAATTTTTCAGAGTTAATCTCTGAAATTTCTTTTTTTATTAAATATTCATTAATATCTATTTCGTCTTTTTGATATTCAAAAAAATTATAAATTTTTTTAATAATAATAAAAATTAATATTGTAGATATTATAATTACCCAAAAATTGTTAAATACTTCTAACATTAATATTATTAATATATTTTTTATTATTAATAATTTTTTTATAATTAATATATATGGCTTTAAAATTTAATTCACCTATTAATATATATGAATATGCATATGATCCTATAAATAAAAAAATAATAAAAAAAGATATTCCTCCATTAATGATTAATAATTTATTTGAATTACTCACCTTTTTTACTAATAATGTATTTAATATAAAATCTGAGAAAATAAAAGATTATTTTGAAAATATGAAAGACTATTTTAATGACAAAAAATATTATTTTTCATACAATAAAAAAAATATTAAAAAAATAACAGAAACTCTTAATAAATTAATTCAATATGATACTATTTTATCATATTTTAAGAATACCATTACTAATCAAGATATTATTAATAAATTTGAAGTTTTTGAAAAAGGAATAATAAAAATGCAATTCTTAATCTTCATAAAAAAAATAATTAAAAATCCTGCAGATATTGCTAAAGAATTTATATTTATTATAAATCAGAAAATATCAACTGTCAATAATGTATTATATGATAATATATCTAATAATGAATTAGATATGATATTTGAGGATGAAGAAGATGAGGATAAAGATGAGGAAAAAGATGATGATAAAAATGATGATGATAAAGATGATGATAAAGATGATGATACTGTTGTTAATGATACTATTGATTATAGAATGTTGATGGATTTAAAAAATAATTTAGAAAAATTTTTAGAAGATAGATCTGAATTACATATTAATTCAAATATTCCAAATATATTATTTCCAGATATAACAGGAGGCAGCAATAATCATTATCAAACTGATAATCTTAAAGAATATATATTTTCTTTATTCTATGTTATATCAATAAATTTTAAAGAATTATTTAATGAAATACAGAATAAAGATTTTCATGAAAAAATAAATTTTTATTTTGATAAAAATAAAATATCAACAAATAAACATATATCAAAAATTATATTAAAATTCCATTTAAATTCAACAATAACAGAACCAGTATTACCATCAGAAATAAGAAATTTTAAATTAAGAAATTGTGGAAATACATGTTATTTTAATTCATTTATACAATTAATATGGAGAATAGATAGTTTAAGAAATTATATATTAAATTTTGATGAAACACATATCAATTTATCTAATTATAAATCAGCAGAAGATTTAGATATTAAATATGCATTTTTTGGCTTGATAAAGTTATTTAAATATTTAAATAATTCTAAATCAGATAGCATAAATGAAATACCTTGTATTGATTTAAATAAAATGGAATTAATAAATCAAAAATCAATATTTCAAATAATTTTTAAACTAACACAGTTAATAATTGGTAGACAAGATGATGTAACACATTTATTTTATGATTTTTTAAGAAAAATAATTAATAATTTTAAATTATTTAATAATTTTAGATTTTCTTTTTATAAAAAAGAAATAATCAAATGTAAAGATCAATCAGAAAATACTGATATTTTTACCAACGAACCTTTTTTAAAATTACTAACATATCCAAATTGTATTAGTATTCAAAATTTAATAATAAATTATGAAAATACAATTGATGAGGTTAATCTAGACAAATGCCATACAAAATTAGCTCATACAAGTAGAAAAATAATAATTGATTCAAATTTAAAATTTATTATTATTGTTTTAAATAGAATTGAATATTTTAATGGTTCATCTACTAGAGAAAATATAATTCCTGAAGAAATATTAAAAATTAATAATTATACTTTTTCATTAATAGGGTGTATTATACACACTGGTACAAAAAATAGTGGACATTATGTATTTTTAAATTATAATAAATCTGTTCCTTTTGAAATATATGATGATAATAATCTACTTAAATATGATACTGAAACCCAAAAATTATATAATCATTTAACACATGGCTACGTATTTTTATATCAAAAACACCAAGATCCTATATCAAATCCAATACTACAACCAACAACACAACCACCAACACCACATCCAACATCAACATCACCACCAACAACACCACATCCAACATCAACACCACCACCAACAACACCACAACCAACAACACAACCACCAACACCACAACCAACATCAACATCAACACCAATTGAACAACAGCCTATAAATTTATTGCATATATTAATTGATACTTTATTTATACAAGAACCAATAGCTTTAGAATTAGATAAATTTCGAAAATTACAAATAGAAGAATTACAAAAAAAAAATGTAGATATTAATAAATTAGATATTAATAGTTATGAATTTACTATGGATAAATTATTATCCAATATTGATGATTTAATTAATTCTTTTTTTATAACTAAAGATGCAATTACAGTTTCTAACGATTCACATGTTTTTCAAGCTTGTCTAAGTATTATAAAAAAAACATTACCATTTATAACTAAATATCCATTTTATAATTCAGATGAAAAAAATATATATAATAATTTAAAAGCATATATTAATTATCGTTTGAATGAAAAATATTTTAATTTATGTTATGAAGATAAAAAAAATATTTTTCATACTGATATAGATTTAAAAGATTTACCCACACCAGATTTATTACCTGATTATAATAATGGGGAATTACTTTCAATACAACAAAAGAGTACAAAATTAATCGAATTAAATAATTAACGAATTTGAAATGAAAGTTGTTACATTAAATGATCCTAATCATATTCATTTATATTTAGAAGGAACGTGTCCAAATCCAATAGATAATAATTTTAAATATAATAAATATATAGCTTATTTAACAAAAGATAAAATTCCAATTACTAATACTAACAGAAATATGGTAATATTATATGGTATACCATGTTCAGGTAAAAGCTCTATTTTAAATAAAATGTTAACAAATAAAGAAATAAATATAGATTTAACAAATACAATAATTGTAGATCCCGATGCAGCAAGAATTTTTTCTGACGATTTTTCTAAAATCATAACTGGTGAGTATTATTATAATACATTATCAGAAGATGAAAAAAAATTATTTACAATTCGACCAAAATTTATTAATGGGTTAAATTTAAATTTTTATTTATATAAAGGAAAATTTATTCCAACATATAAAGATTCAGTAATGCGTACTATAAGTTTAGTAAGAAATAAAGTTCAAAAAAATTTTAATCAATTTGAATTATTTAATATAATTTATGATTCACCATGTTTAGATTCAGATTTTTGTGTATCATTAATAAATAAAGTTTATAATAATAAATATAATGTTTATGTTAATTTAATAGGTGTATTTGTTCCAAAAAATATAGTAGAAAATAGATGTGATACCAGAAATTATAATGAAGGTAGATATACTGATTCTGAATTAATAAAGAAAACGTTTACGGATATGTATACAAATTTAACACCTACAAATAATGACATAAAAAAATTTATTGATAATTTTACATCGCAATTAAAAAAAATAAAATATAAATCAAATGGATATGATCACAATTTTTATATTAATGGAGATAAAGTATATTCAGAAAATAAATCTGGTGTTAATTTAAATACATTATAAATTAGATTAATATTTATGAAACTTATGCATCGTCTTCATCTTGTGATTCTATATTATCTTCTTCTATAGGAATATAATTTTTAATATCTAAATCATGAATTTTTTCTAATAATTCAGTATAAATATCATCAAGTTCCCAAGGGGTTATCCATTTATCATCATAAAAAATCATATAATTAAATATATTTGTATTAATATAATTTTGATTAAGTATAATATATTCAAATTCATTTAATTCGAGTGGAAAATCAATATTTAAATCTTTGAATTCATCAATTAAAAAATTTATTAATTGATTTTTACAATCTTCTAAATTATCACAAATAAATGTTTTGTGGATAATTTCACAAAAAGAATTGTATTTATTTAAATTTATAATTAATCCATATTTTAATATTTTTAATTCATCATTAATTTTAATAGTATTATTAGTATTTTCCATTACTAATAATACGATTTATCTTTTTAAGATAAATTTATTTCAACATTTATAAATATCTTTCTACTTTATTTTTTAAAAATTCTTCCGATAAAATCAACATTGCTTGAAAGAAATCCCATATATTATTTTTGGATTCATTATCTAAATTGTTAAATATATCTTTTAATTTTAAAATTTCATTAAGTGTGTTTGTATCATCTTTTAAAATGTTGCGATAATCATTATTATTATTAAAATATGATTCATCTCTTTCTAATATTTTGTCTCTATATGGTAATGCATTAACTAAAAATTGTTCTATTGGCATAATAGAATTATATTTGATAATTTTTTTAAATTGTTTTAAATATGCAACACCAATAAATTGACATAGTTGTGTTAATAAGGCAATTACGATTTCATTAAATTCATCAATTATTTTATGATTCATTTATATTAAAAATATATAATTCTTTAAATATATTATTTAATTATTCAAATTATCTACTATAGATTTGATGGAATCAATTATATTACTTGTTAAATTATTAATATTGTCATCAAGAAATATATCTAAATTATTATCATTTAATGGAATTATAGTTATAGGTGTTATTATTTCATTTATATCTAATAAAGTATTAGATTCATCAATATTTTGATTATTTATAATTTCTCCATTACTATTAATAAAATTATTTTGCATGTTAATATAATTTAATATGCTATTATAAAATTTATTACTAACGATTTTATTACTTTGAATATTTAAATATGGTTCAATATTATAATTATTAATAAATGAATTATTAGTTGATATAATATTATCAGAATATTGTGATATTAAGTTTTTAATATCAAATTCAAATTTTTTTGTTGAAAAATTTAAATCGATTGAATGGGAATGATTATATCCAATTATAGGACAAAATAAATCCATTAATTCAATAATTATATTAGACATGTATATAAGTTTACCATTTAATGTAAAAAAAGGTTTAATTTTATTTATATCTACATAAATAATTCCTGCTCCAATTGTATCACCAGGTATCCAATTAGTTGATATTTTTGAAATAATTCTTTTTTTTACTTTTTTTAAAAATATTTTATCAATTTTTGATTTTTTTTTATTTAATTCATCTGTAATTAAATCAACATAATAATTAATAACTATAGAACCATCTGAATTAAACCCGAATGAATCGTTGGTAGAACCTAATCTAGCATTTATGGGTAAATTTTTATTACCAAATCCTATTGAAATATATTCATCCATATCAAAATTATTAATATTTTGATCATACTTAATAGTTAATTCATAATAATAAATATTGCTTGATATTATATCTATATATTGATTATTAATATTTTTAGATTTTAAACTTTTATAAGTTAATGGTAAACTTGATGAATAATTATTATTATTTGAATCATTTGAATAAATATAGAATGTGAATGGTATAGGATAATCAATATTACTATCAATAAAAGGTAATATAATATTAGAAAATATATTTCTATTACCATTAGTACCTAAAAATTTATATTCGTTATTTTCAAATACAATTAAATTAGTATTAATATAATTTTCATTTAATAGTAATTTTGATGGTAATGGAATAAAAGATTTAATAGCTAATAATGGTTGTTCACACCTAATATGTAATATATTATTATAAAAATAATTAAATAAATTTTCTAAATAAATTTTGGAGAATAAATTATTTTCTTTTGATTTATTAATTATTTCATTAAATTTTAAAAAATTCATATATATATACTTAATAAAAAATAATTAATAGTAAATATCTAAATTTACTATATATGAAAAATAATTTATGTTCAATATTAAATTGCAAACATTATAATAAATGTTGTAATCCTATTCATTGGAAATTTAATTTATATGGCGGTAGTGCAACTCAAAAACAATGGTCTATACTTGAACATAATGGACCATTTTTCCCTCCAGAATATGAACCTCATAAAATACCTATTATTTTTAATTCTAATCAAATAATTTTACCTAGTTTAGCAGAAGAATATGCTACAATGTTTGCGAAATATATTGATACAATTTATTATACTAATACATTTAAAAAAAATTTTTGGAAAGATTTTAAACCCACATTACCTAGTGAATATAATATTAATTCATTGGAGCAATTAGATTTTACACTTATTAAAAATTTTTTAATAAAAGAAAAAGAAAAAAAAAATCATTTATCGAAAGAAGAAAAAGATATGATAAAAAAAATAAATAATAAAATAAAAGAACCATATAAATATTGTATTATTGATAATAAAACACAAACTGTCGGAAATTATAAAATAGAACCACCTGGAATTTTTTTAGGCAGAGGATTACATCCTAAATCTGGTCACATAAAAAAAAGAATTTATCCGGAAGATGTAATAATTAATATATCAAAAGATGCAACTGTTCCTATACCAAATATAAAAGATCATAAATGGGGAAATGTTATTCACGATCAAAGTGTAATTTGGCTAGCTTCATGGAAAGAAAATATTACTAATAAAAATAAATATATATTTACAAGTTTAGATTCTTTTTTTAAATCTAAAAGCGATGAAACAAAATTTGATTTAGCAAGAAATTTAAAAAAAAAAATTAATAATATTAGAAATACTTATGAAAATCAACTGAATAATGATGATGAAAAAATAAAACAACTAGCCACATCATTATATTTAATTGATAATTTAGCATTAAGAATTGGTGGAGATAAAGATACAAAAGAAGAAGCTGACACAGTTGGTGTAACATCACTTAGAGTAGAGCATATAATATTTTTAGAGGATAATTTAATAAAATTAGATTTTTTAGGTAAAGATTCAGTTAGATATTGTAAAAAAATACCTGTACACATGAAAGTATTTGAAAATTTAAAAAATTTTGTCAATAATAAAAATAAAAAAGACAAAATTTTTCATTTAATAAAACCTTCTACACTTAATGAATATTTAAATTCATTTATGAAAAATTTAACAGCTAAAGTATGGAGAACATATAATGCAAGTATACTTTTTCAAAAAGAAATTGATAAATTAAAAGAAGAAAAAATATTAGAAATTGATGAAAATGAAAGATTAAATTATTTATTAGCTATGTTTATTCAAGCTAATACATCAGTAGCATCATTATGTAATCATCAAAAAAATATTAATGATAGTAGTAATAAAACAATAAATAATTTAGATCAAAAAATAAAATTATTAAAACAAAAAAAAAATAAAACTAAAGATAATGCAAAAAAAAAAAAAATAACTAATAAAATAAAATTATTAAAAATAAAAAAAGATACAAAATCCAAAATGAAAAATTTAGCGTTAGATACTTCTATAAATAATTACATAGATCCTAGAATAATCTTTGCTTTTATTAATAAATTTAATATTCCACCAGAAAAAATCTTAAGAAAAAAATTATTAAAACGATTTGAGTGGGCAAGCTTGGTAGATAAAGATTTTAAATTTTAAATTTTAAATTTTATAAAAAATCTAGTATATATTATATAAATGCAATTTGGAAATTGTATGTATGAAGTTAATGGTAATTTAACATGTAAAACAGTAGAACATGCCGAAAACACAATGAGCATACGTGAAATGAATTTAAGAAATGAAATAAAGCGTACAGAATGTGCAGGTTTTGGTACTGTTCAATGTGAAAGAGATTGGGAAGAAATAGCTAACAAACGCTGTGATGGGTTTTGGAATGAGCAAAAAATTTGTAAACGATCAGAAGGACTAATAAAAAAGGAATTAGGTGTTGCTTTATATAATATAGCTGTACCCACTACAGCTGTACCTACTATAGACGCATCAATTCGTAAACGAGGAGTATGTAATAAAGGATATTATGATAAAACTGATGGTAAAGCAAAATGGTGGGAATGTGGTAAAAATTGTCCGGGTGGAAAAAATTGGACAGACGATTCATGTAATTGTGCATGTCTTCCACTTCCTAAACAATGAGTATGTAATAAAGGATATTATGATAAAACTGATGGTAAAGCAAAATGGTGGTCATGTGGTGAAAATTGTCCGGGTGGAAAAAATTGGACAGACGGTTCATGTAATTGTGCATGTCTTCCAGTGCCTTAATTAATTATTATTCATATATAATTAATTAAATATTTTTAGTTATTTTTTAGTCATCAAAGTTGAATAATAAATAATATCTAGAGATAGATTTTTAGATTAGTTTTGAAATTGATAATATTTTTTATTAACTGCAATTATATAATTAGGATCATTTTTTTTTTGAGTTGTTGTGTTAAAATTACTTCTATATCAATCTAATAGTCGATCGTATTCAATAGAATCTGTAGGTACTTTTATAACAACGCTTTTAATAATTCATTCTTTGATCATATATTTTTAAACAATTATTAAATGTATCTTTGATATAATTATAAGGATAGTTGTATGCATCTATGACTGCATCACAGCATGTATCACTCTAAGTTAACTTAACTGTTCTAGACCACAATATTGGTTAATAATTATTAAATAATCCATATTTGGTGGAGAAGTTTTAATAGTGGATTGTGCATTTACGCATGTAGTAGAGTTTTGTTGTACTGTTGAAGCTACAATTATTAACGATTCATTTTTTATATTAATGATTTCAATATATTGTTTAAAAAATAACTTATAAATTTTTTTAAATTAAAAGCAAATTATGATTTAAAAGCTGATCATGATTAAATCTATTAATAAAATTAAAATTTATTAAATTAAAAATAAAATCTTTTAATAATGATATATTATCATTATTAATTTTATTATAATCTATCTTTTCTATAATAAATAAATTAAAAAAATCATCAAATAATAAAAAATTTATACCATTAAGATTAATATCAAATATATTTTTATGTATATTAACTATATTATCTATTATTTTTTTATTTAAACAACATAAATTATTAATATTATTAAAAGAACAAGAACAAAGACTTGTAATATCTTTATAAAAAAATCTATACCAACAATAAACATAAATGTATGAAAAATCTTGATCAATTAATATTTTTTTATCAATATTTAAGTATATATTTAAATATTCTATTATTATATCCCAAAAAATATATTTATTATCTAAAAATAAATCAATTATAATAGTAAATAATCCATAGTTATCATGTTTTGATAAATTTACTATATTTTGATTTAAATATAGATATTTATCATTAGTCATATAACTTTCAGGTGATGTTAAATAAATAGTAGATAATACAGTATCTTTAGTATTAATTGTATTAATTAATCCAAAATCAATTATTGTTGCATTAACAAAATTATCATCTAAATTTACTACAATATTAGATGATTTTAAATCACAATGAATAATATTTCCAAATGATTTTAATTGTAAAATAATTTGTTTTATTATATTAATAATATTATTATAATTTAAAGTAAAGTTAATTTTATCTAAACTATATAAACCAACATATGGATATATAATTCCTAATCTATTATCATTTTTTTTTAAACAAATTTTGCCAAAAAATATTGGATAATAATTAATATTTTTTTTTAAATATTTATTCATGATTGATATTTCTGTCTTTAATTCATTATTATATTCTTTATTTTTTGATATTTTTAAAACAATCTTATCAAAAAAATTTGTATTATTTTTTAATAAATATACATTACCTACTGATCCACTGCCTAATAACTTTTCAATATGATATTTATAAGTATAATTATTATAATTAAAAATTAAATATGTATTAATCAAATTATTATTGTAATTTTCTAAAATAAATTCTACTTGGTCATAAATCATATATTAATATATAAATATATTTTTGCTAAAAAAACAACGCTTTTTTAATTTATTCGTCTAAATAATTATAAATAATATCATCAATATTTTCTGTAAAATCTTTTTTAAGAAGTCTATTCCAATTATATTCATCAGTATTATAAATTGTCATATCATTTAAATCACTTTTAGTATAAATTCTTGGAATAAATATTTTTTTAGAACACATTTGAACTATTTTTTTTATATCATCTTCAGAACTATTATTAATAATTTTAGAAATATAATTCATTTTAAATAAGTTTATTTTATTATCTTCTTCATTGTCTTCTTGTTCTTCTTCGTCTGCTTCATTGTCTTCTACTTCTCCATCTTCTTCGTATGCATCTTCGTTTTCTGCTTCATCATATTCTGCTTCTTCGTCTTCATATTCATTATTATCATCTTCCTTAGTATATTTAATATTATAATAATCATAATGATTCATTATTTTATTTAAAATATTTGTATTTTTATCAATCATAATTTTTATTTGATTATAATTATCAATAATAAGGTTATCTGATATCATTTTGTATAAATGATAGATTATAATAAGTATAGTAAATAGGATACTGTAATTAATTTCGAAATCATTTTGAATTGTTATTATTAATTGTTTGGTCATTAAAAAAGTGGAATTTGTATCCTAATTATTATTTTAATCAATTTTTATATATTAAAAATTGATTAAAATAATAATTAAACCCACATAATATTAAAATATTATAATGCACGATATTGATTTAACTAAAATATTAATAGATGTTGCTCTTAAAAGTAATATGATACATAAACATGGTTGTGTAATATTACACAGAAATAAAATAATATCAACAGGTTATAATTATTATAAAATTTCAAATGGAACAATATACAAAAATATTTATGGTGATTATCAACCTAATAGATATAGTATTCATGCTGAAAAAAATGCTATTCAAAAAATTAAAAATAAAAATTTATTGAAAGAATGTAAAATATATATAATAAGAATAAAAAAATCTGATGATAATATATCATATGGCTTAGAACAAGGTGTTCCGTGTAATATGTGTAATAATCTATTAAAGAAATATAATTTGACAAAAATAATTAATTTATTATAATCTATAATATTATATATGTTTCATAAAAAATATATAAAATATAAATTAAAATATTTAAATGAAAAAAAACTTTATATTTTAAGAGGGGGGATGGATGGTGATGACTCAAACATGTTAATACTTGATACGGGAAATCAAACTGCTCTAGGACAAGATGATACTGGAAAAACTGCTGTAGCAATAGATTCTGCTGGAAATATAGGAAACTTTGTAGCCACAAATCCTAATACAGGGTTTTTTATACAATCAAAATGTAAAAATTTTAATATGTCAATAATACATACACTACCGATAGGATCTGATATTGGAGGAATAATAATCAAGAATGAAAATAAATTAATTGATAATTATTATATAATTAATGAATTAAATTTAATAAGTAAAAAATATTTATTGGAAGATAAAAAATTAGCTGATAATGAATTATCAATTTACAATATAATAAATGCAAATATATCAAAATTTAATAATCATGAAAAATCTGCAGATCTATTTTATTATTTTGCTTCTGAACATTTTGATAAATATATTTATTTACAATTTTGTAATAATGATAATATACATTCAAATGCAACACTAAAAATATTTTATAATGAATCAATTATACCATTTTTAAATGAAAATGATGACAGTAAAATATTTTATGACTTAGGTCAATTATTTCATTTTTTAATATTTACATGCAAAATTACTTTAATTCATATAAATATTTTATTTTGTAATAATAAAATTTATATAATTAATTTTGAAAACTCGATATTAGATAATAGTTCAGAATATCAACAAATATTTGATTTATCAAAATTAAATGACAAACATAAAGAACAATTTAAAACTGGTTTTAATAAAAATGAATTATTAAAAAAATTATTTAATATTTAAAAGTATTTTAATATTATAATATAATGACGACTATTAAATTTTTATTTAATACAATTACAGGAAATGATTATGAATCTCTAATAAGAATAATTCAAAATAATAAAGTAAATTTAAATTGCCATAATAGAACTGGTTATAGTTTATTGCATAAAGCAATAGAAGTTAGAGCAAAAGAATGTTTTGATATTTTAATAAATATACCAAATTATTTAAAAAATAAATCTTCAAAAGATAGTGGATTATTAAAAGCAATTGAATATTATTTAATTTCTAATAATAGTACTAATTATTATTATTTAAATAATTTACTAGAAAAAAATGTTGAAATAGATAATCAATCTTTAATAGCAACAATTAATAACTATGATATTTTCAATAAAATTTTTAATATACTAGAAATTAAATCTGAACAATTAATTAAAGACATTTTACATAATTCAATACAAAATAGTAATATAAATATTATAAATATGATTTATAATTATTTAGAAAATAATAGTTGTTCATATTATTTGAATAATAAAAATGAATTTAATAAAATTTTTTTTAAAAAATCACTAGATAATATTATAACAGTTAAAGTATTAATTGATAAAAATATTGATTGGAAAATAATATATCATTGGAATTGTTATATTCCCACAATATATTATTTAATTAAATATGATATTATTGAGACATTCAATTATTTTTATAATTTATATTTAAATTTATCTAAAAATGATTTAAATTCAATTGAAAATATTAATTCATTTCTATACTTACTAAAAATTATTAATATTCAAAATAAAAATAATATATATTATTTTGGAAAAATATTAGAATTACCTATAGATTTTATTGATGTTTCTGAATTTTCAATTGAATTATATAAAATTATGATTAATAAGCATTTCTATATTCATAATATAGAAAATATATTTATAGAATTTAATTATATATATGATTTAATTTATTTATTATTTATTAAGAATAAAATAAAAATTAATCCTTTTATTATATTAAATAAATATATAAAAGATATTATATCTACATATAATGAAAATATTAATAAATTAAAATATAATAAAGAATATCAATTAAAATATAGTAATTATATTATAAAAATATTTTATATATTTAATTATTTTAAATACGATTCGCAAGTTCTTAATTCAAAAATATCACATTCTAATGAATATACGGAAAATCAAAAAGATTCAAGTTTAAAGGATAATGATAAAATAAATTTAATAACAGAATTTCAGCACTTATTGAGTTCTGTTGAAAATGAAGTAGCCACATCAAAAACTATTGATATTGCAGATAGTTCTTCTGAATTAATAATTGACAACAATTCTAAAGATTTAATGCTAATAGAATTAAAGACTAATTATATAAATTATCAAAAAAAAATTAAAAACTTATCAAAAAAATAATTATTTTTTTTACATCATAATTAGAACAATTTTATCCATTAATTTTACTTTTAAATATATCAATTAAACTATTCTTATATGGTTTACCTGTTATAGCAAATACAATTTGTTTAAATGAAAATTTATAATCAGTTAAAACTTTTTTAAACAAACAAGCTATTTTTTCTTGAAAATATTGTCTGCCTTCATATTCAAAAGATATTTTATCTTTTTTATCTGTTTCAGAGGCATAAAATGTTGGCATAAATGCACCCGCTCCTAGTGCACCTAACACTAATATTGAAGGTTTATTTGTATCGTCATGCTTATAGATTTCATCAGCAGATTTGCATATTGTATATATAATTTTTTTAAATTTCATTTGAAAATCGTCAGTAAATAAATCATCGATTTCTTTTTTAGTAGAACAATTTTTATTGCTGAAGTTTGTACTAGCAGCAGTTATTATATCAACATCTATCCATTCACTCTCATCTTTTAATCTATACAATTGATAGTCTTGATTACTCTCTTTATTTTCTTTATTTTCACTACGAAATAATTTCATATTCTTAGAATATTTAATTTTTGATGACGACCAATCATTTTCACTATAAAATAATTCATTATTTATATCTAAGTTTAATAATGATATTAATAAATTTTTTGTTGTATTATCATCTAAATTAATATTTTTAATTGCTTTTCTAAAAACAGATTTGTCTGATTTTAATTTGTTACTAGCAATATATTGTATAATACTTGAATATAGTTTATCTATATCTGAATCATCATTAGGTGATTTGAATAGTTTAAGAGTATTGTTAATATCTCTATCAGTTATTAAATTTTTTTTGTTTGGATAACTTATACTATCAGACAGACTACTTTTTTGTAAAGATGGAAATAAAGAAATAATTGTATTACATAATGATTCTTCTTGTGCTCCTAGAGCTCCTATTTGATATCCACCACCAATATTTTTACTATTACCTAAACTTAATACTAAACATTTTAGATTTTGTTTTTTATAATCTTCAATTACTTCAACAGTAGTCTTATTACATATTATTACATCTGATAATGTATGCGTTTTTTTTGCTCCTGCACCTCCTATTATTAACTGTTCGTCAGAATTATTATTAAATAATTTGCGTTCTTTGATATATTTTTCTTTATATTTTAAATATTTATGATAATAATCCATATATAAATATTAATAGAAAATATAATTCATTATATTATTTTCTAATTAAATTAAATGTTACTTAAAAATAATATTAAAAAATCATTAGATTTTATTTATGATTTAATTGCAACAAAATATGGTAAATGGAGTAAAAATAATGATATAAGTGTTAATTAACTTTAATAAGATAGAAAAAAATATTTTTTTGTTAAATTATTAAAGAATGCTGTGAATAAAATTAATAATCATGATAAAGTTAAACAGATGTTAAAATCAAGTATAAAATTAGGAGAAAAATTTTTTAATAATAAAATTTATTTCATTATTATTATATATCCGGTATCAATCTCTAAAGCCTAAATGCGATGTGATTCATAACAGAGATAAAAAATATTGAATCACAACCAAAAATTTCATAATACTATAATGATAACCATACTAATAATTATTAGAAAAACTAAATAAATTGATATTAAAAATCAAAAATTATTGAGGTTATACATCAAGAAAATATGTGTAATACTAATAAAAATAGAATTATAGAAAAAAATAATAAAATTATTGAAGAAAATAAAAATAATTTTATTAAAATTGGAATAATAAACAATATTAATTATTCTAATTATTTAATAAATGAAAATGGTGATATTACAAATATCAAAGGAAAATTACGAAAAACTGCTATAAATGATGGTTATAGCTGTATTGCATTAATAGGCATTAATAATGATTATATTAAAGAATATCATGTATTAAAAATTCATAGATTAGTCGCATATATATATATTTAAAAAACCAGATAATTTTAATGATAATTATGTAGTTAATCATATTGATGAAAATAGATTAAATATTAATTTTAAGAATTTAGAATGGTGTACAATTTCCAAAGGAAATTCTAGAAGTAAAAGCTATGCTTTTACTTGTACATCATCAGAAAATACACAAAAATATTTTCAATTACATAATATTGAAAAACCAATTATTACAGCGGGGAATATTTTAAATGACACGATTTAAAATTATTCTTTATAAATTTTTGCTTTCTTTCTATATTTCATTTTAATTTCTTTTATATCTTCTTTTGTTTTAGTTAATGATGATTTGAAATAATTTTTATAAGATTTTAGTTCAATATATTTTATTGATTTTCTAATTGATTTCTTAATTAAATCATAACTCATTGGTTCATCACGTTTCATATAATACTTTAATTGATTGAAAAATTTTTCTATTGGAATCATATAAAGTATTTTAGTTTTTCCAAAACATTAAAATATTTTAAATAACTTTTTAAGCCTCAGAAAAAAAAATCCCCCCCCCATTTTTTGAAAAGTTGACACAAACTTTATAAATAATATTAAAATCATTTAAGGCAATGATTTTAATATTAGTATTATTAGGATGACAGGCGTAAGAGAACATATATGCATAGTATGTAATAAACATTATACCTCACGTCAGACTCTATGGAAACACAACAAAAAATTTTATAATACAATAATTACTAATGTAGTCTCTAAGGTAGTCCCTAAGGTAGTCTCTAAGGTAGTCCCAACAAATATTGTATCAGACCTAATTATTTTAGAAAATAAAATTTATAATTGTAAAATATGTAATAAAAAATTTAATGATAGACATAATAAATGGCGATATGAAAAATTATGTTTAAAAAAAACACAAATAATTAATAATAATAATATTACAAATAATATAAATAATGATAATAGACAAATTAATACAAATAATAATATCAATATAAAATTAATTATAAATAAAATAGGATCAGAAGATATTAATGAATTAACTGAAAATGAAATTAAACAGATATTATTAAAAAACGGTGAAGCCATTACTAAATATATTGAATTAATTAACTTTAATAAAGAATTGCCTAATAATCATTCATTTTGCACTACTAATTTGAAAAGTAAATATTTGGATGTATTTAATACTAATACGAAAACAATTGATAAAGATAGGAAAAAATATTTTTTTGATAAATTATTAAAGAATGCTGTTAATAAAATTAAAAAATTATTTGAAATATATAAATCTGAAGAATATATAATTGATAATCATGATAAAGTTAAACAGATGTTAAAATCAAGTATAGAATTAGGAGAAAAATTTTTTAATGATAAAATATTAAAAGAATTATTTAATAAGATAGAATTATTATCTTATAATAAAAAAAATTTAATAAAAAATACATGGGATGGTAATAATAATTTAAATTATAAATTAATAAGAAAAATTAAAAAATTAATTTTGTCAATAATCTCTTATAAAATAAATGATAATAAAATTTTAGAAATTAATACAAAATTAATTAATTCATTAATTAAAAAAATTAAATTAATTATATACTATTACCAATAAAAAAAATTGATAATAAATCTGAATAAAAATATTTTTTTTTTAATCTCTGCCCAATTATATGGAAATAAACTATCTTAAAAAATATAATAAATATTATACAAAATATAAAAATATAAAAAAAAACATATTAGGTGGTGCATCTAATGAAGCACAAATAATTAGTATACCATTAGAATTAAATAAAGAATCAACAAATGATACTAATATTATAAGATCATTTTTAGCACCAGATTTAAAAGACAATAAATATGAATATTCTAAAATTGAATATGAAATAAATGGTAAAAAAGTTTATATTATAAAAATAGTTTTAAATAATGAAGATTATAAACCAGTATTATTTGCATTAGCAGGTATGAGTCATAAATCATTTTTAGGAACTTCAAATATTATCATATCAAAACTTGATGATTTAGCTATAAAATTTAAAGAAATATATTTGTTAGAGTATGATTCTTTTAAACGAGAACAAATAATAGCTTGTCAAAAAAGAGATGAATTAATTGATGATTTAATTACAAAAAAACAAGATCGAGATGGATATGGATTAATTGAATTTATAGGAGCTTCAGCTTTTGATAATATGTCACTGGATGATAAATTAAAAAATGTATTTTTTGAACCTGAATTAGAATTAAATAATAAAATAGCAAAAATTATAAATTATATTATCAAAGATTTAAAATTATCACATATTCATTTATTAGGAAAATGTAATGGTGCATGGATAGCAACTATTCTTATTACTAATGAAACATCTCCAGAAATATATAAAGGTTTATATTTAGCAGTACCTGGCATACCAGGTAGTGTTGAAGATTTAAAAAAATTAGATGTAAACAAATTAAAAGATATAAATTTTGTTTTTGGTTGGATTAAACAAGATGCTTATAATTTTAAATGGGGAAAAAAATCATTTGAAGAAAAAGATAGATATGATAAAATTATGCAAGACATTATAGATAAAAATATTGATATTGATATTAAATATCATTCACATATATATGATAATAATTGTCAGGCTCATCCAAATATATTTCATGAAATTTATCCGGATATGATAGAATCAATTATAAGAACACTTTAATTAATTATAAAAAAATTGATTTATAAATATAAAACCAAATAAAAATATATAATAGTAATGAGTAAAAAAATCTTAGTTATTGTAGAATCACCAGGTAAAATATCTAAAATAAAACAATATTTAGGTAATGATTATATTGTTAAAGCATCATATGGTCATGTTCAAGATTTAGATAAAAAAACATTAAGTATTGAAGTTGAAAATAATTTTAATCCATTATATATTACAAATCCAGATAAACTTAAAGTTGTTAAAGAATTAAAAGATTTAGCCAAAGATTGTACTGATATCATATTAGCTGCTGACGGTGATCGCGAAGGTGAAGCTATTGCTTATTCTTTATCTAAAGTATTAAATATTCAAAATCCTAAAAGAATTATATTTAATGAAATAACAAAAACAGCAATTCAAAAAGCAATTGAAAGTCCGACAACAATTGATTATAATATGGTTAATGCTCAACAAGCAAGAAGAATATTAGATCGTCTTGTTGGCTATAAAATAAGTCCATTATTATGGAAACATATAAATGATAATAACGTTAAATCAGCAGGAAGAGTACAATCTGCTGTGATTAATATAATTATTGATAAAGAAAATGAAATATTAAAGTCAGTTTCAAATCCTTTTTATAAAATAAAAGGAGAATTTTCAATCTTAATAATTCCTAAATTTTGCGGCTATTTAAATACTATTAAAAAAAATGAGTCTATTTCGTATTTTAATGATGAAAATAAAATCAAAGAATTTTTAAAATTATTTAATAAAAAAACAATTTTTAAAATTATTTCAATTGAAAATAAAAAATCATATAAAAAACCATCTGCACCATTTATTACATCTAGTTTACAACAAGAAGCAAGCACAAAATTACATTTTAGTGTTGATAAAACTATGAAAGTCGCACAAAAATTATATGAAAATGGATTTATTACTTATATGAGATCAGATTGTCCAAATATTAGTAATGATGCTATTGAAGAAATTAATAAATTTATTATTAATAAATGGGGTGAAGAATATTCAGAGTCTAAAAATTATGCATCAAAAAATTCAACAAGTCAAGATGCACATGAATGTATTAGACCAACCCAAATAAATATAGAAAATTTAGATTTAGATAATGATTGCAATAAATTATATAATTTAATTTGGAAAAGAACATTAGCTTCCCAAATGAAAAATGCTGAAATTAATATTCAAACAGTTGCAATTGATGCTTTAAATAATAATGAAAGTATTTTATTATTAAAAATTCAACAATTAACAACTCAAACATATTTTTATTCTACTTTTGAAAATATTGAATTTCAAGGTTACTTAATAATATATGATAATTATAACTTAGAAGAGGAAACAAGTGAAAATAATTATAAAAATCAAAAATGTGAATTAAAAAAAAATGATATTTTAAATTTTCTTAAATTACAAATATTTGAAGATTATAATAAATTACCTTTAAGATATAATGAAGCTGGATTAGTTAAATATTTAGAAAAAAATTCAATTGGAAGACCATCTACATATGCATCTATTATTTCAAAAATATTAGAAAGAAATTATGTTGAAATAAAAAATATAGAAGGTAGTAAAAAAGAATCAAAATATTATGAACTAAATAAAAAATATGAAATGAAAGATTATGTTAAAGAAATTTTTGTGGGTAAAGAACAAAAAAAAATAATACCCACCGAAATTGGTATTAATGTTAACAATTTTATGATTGAACATTTTAATTCAATAATTGATATAAATTTTACAGCTAATTTTGAATCATATTTAGATAAAATTGCATGTGGTCAAGCTAATTGGGTTACAATATTAAAAACTTTTTATGATACATTTGAACCTATCGTAAATAATTTAAATGATAAATTTAAATTAAATAAAGAGACAAAATCTAATGATAAGTTATTAGGGAAAATTAATAATAATGAAGTATTTTCAGGTTCTGGTAAATACGGTCCTTATGTTAAAATTTTTATTAATAATAAATGGAAATACTCATCAATTAATGATTTAGATCCTAATAGTATAAAATTAGAAGATGCATATGAATTATTACAATTTCCAAAAAAAATAGGGAAAATAAATAATATTATTGTTATATTAAATAAAGGTAAATATGGATTATATTTAAATTATGATCAAAAAAATTTTAGTATAAATAATACTAAAATAAATTATAAAGATATTGATATTAATTTTGCAAAAAAAATTATTAATAAATAATTTCTAGTATATATATATATTTATATGGATAATTTAGTTGAAAATAAAATAATTGATAATAAAATAATTGATAATAAAATAATTGATAATAATACTTGCGATAATTCTGGACGTTATATTTACAGTATTTTTCATATATTAATGACTATAGTTGCTATTTATTTATCAGTAAGATGTAATGGTATTAGTATTTTAAACATAATTATTGCATTTATTTGCCCTTATGTATATATTATACATAGTATCATTATATATAATGGAATATGTGAAAATAAATCAAGTTGAATAACAACATTTTTTTTCTGTTTCAATATTTTTTAAAATACATACACCAGTATTTTCAAATCTATTATTTTCTAAATTTAAATTAAGATAGATATTTTTGGCTAATTCAATAAATAATAAGTTAATATTAAATGATGTTTTAGCACTAGTTTCTATATATAATAAATTATATTTTTGAGCAATACTAATTCCTTCATCATAGGATACTTCTCTATTATCTAAATCATTTTTATTTCCTACTAATATTATTACTGGCTTATTATTAATATTATTTAATTGAATTTCTGATAACCATGATAAAATATTTTCAAAAGATTTTCTATTTGTTAAATCATATACTAATAATACACCAGCTGCTCCCCTATAAAATGCTCTAGTAATTGATTTAAAAGTTTCTTGACCTGCTGTATCCCATATTTGTAATTTTATTGCCAATAAATCGTTATCAATATTATTTTTATTATTATTAGAAATTAATTCATCTGATGAATTATTTAATATTTCACATTGATTAACATTCAAGTTATTTTTATTTAAATTAATAATTTTTGTTCCAAATTCTACACCAATTGTTAAATCATGATTGTCTCTGAAATTGGCATTAATAAATTTTAATAATATACATGATTTACCAACATTGGAATCCCCAACTATCACACATTTGAATAAATAATTATAATTATCCATTATTTATATTGTATAAAATAATTTTTTTAAATAATATAATGTCTAAAAATAAAAGTAAATAATTTTATTATGTTTGAAAAAATAAATGATTTTCATATTTAATTCCAAAAAGTCAACTAATATTAGATAATGAAAATAACAAAATAAAGTTAATTATTAAAAAATTGAAATTAACTATATTTAAAAAATAAAATAATAAATACTTTAATGCTCAATGTATCAAAAACTATTTATAATATGATCTCAAAAAATATGTCAACCGCATATATTTATTCAGGAGGGTCAATAATGAAATTAATTAATGAATTACATCCTAATAATAATATCAATAAAATGAAATATTTTGTACCGACTACAGAAGCGAGTGCAGGATTTTGTTCAATTGGTCATAATAAGTCTTTAAATAAATGTGATAGTGTTGTAATCACAACAAGCGGTCCCGGACTTTCGAATACATTAACACCTTTAGCCGATGCATTTTACGATGGTGTACCATTTTTATTAATATCAGGCGATGTATCTACAGAAGTAAAAGGCAAACACAGTTTTCAAGATATTGATTCAATATCAATGACTAAACCCATAACACATTGGAATTATTCATTAACAAATGAAAATAAAACTAAATCGGTATTTGCACATGCATTTGAATTACTTAAACAAAACAAACAAGTTCATATTAATCTTCCAAAAGATATATTATCAAAAAATATTATAAAAGATGATAATATAAAAGTAAATTTACATAATAATTTACAAAAATCTAATTATACAATTGAATCAATTAGATATATTGCTGATATAATTAATAATTCATCTAAACCTATTATGATTGTTGGAAGAGGTGCTATTGAAGCGAGTAAACAAATATCAGAATTAGCATTCAAATTAAATATACCTATAACTACTACTCTTCACGGTTTAGGAATTTTTGATGAAGATCATTATTTAAGTTTAAAATGGCATGGTATGCATGGTTAGCAAATTAGTAATCATGCAATTCAATTGGCTACATGTATCATTTGCATCGGAGGTAGATTCGATGATCGTACAGTTGGAAATGTAAGAAAATATGCACCCAATGCTAAATATATTATTCATATCAATAATAATTCAAGTGAATTTAATAAATTAATCCATAATACTATTAATATTCATGGTGATAGTAAAACAGTTTTAAATGATTTATTACCTAACATTATTCAAAATTCTAATACAAGTTGGATTAATAATTTAAAAAAATTATTTGATATTGATTTTCCTTATAACAATACTGGATTAAAGCAACAGCATATATTAACAATTTTAAATAATGAATTATTTAAAAGAACTGAACAAAAAAAGAAAACTATCATTACTACTGGTGTAGGAAATCATCAGATGTATACTGCACAATTAATTACACATAAATATCCTAATAAATTTATAACTTCTGGCAGTCTTGGAACAATGGGTTATGGATGTTCTTCTGCTATAGGAGCAAAAATAGCTAATCCAAATGCATGTGTTATATTAATAGACGGTGACGCATCATTCAATATGTTAAATGATCTTAAAATGATTATGAATTATAATATTGCAATTAAAATTATTCTATTAAATGATAGTTGTGCGAGTATGGTTAATGTGTGGGAAAAAATATTTTTTGATAATAATATAGTAGCAACAGAAAGCAAAAACCCTAATTTTAAATTTTTAGCACATGCCTATAATATTAGATGTATAAATGTAGATAAGACAATGAATATAAATAAAATTACCATGCTAATCGAAGATTTCATTGATTACGACGAAAATAAACCTATTATACTTAATTGTATTGTGGATTCAGATTTTTGTTTTCCTCTCGTACCCCCAAATTTGGGATTACATGAAATGATTACATTTAATAATTATAAAGAACATGTAATAGATAAAACTTCTGCACCTAGTTAAAAAAATTGAAAAAATTTTTTTTTATTGTTAAATTTATTACCTTTTACCCCGAAAAGGCCACCATCTTTTATTATTATTTGGGCTTCCAAATTTTTAATAATAGATAATTGTGCGATTCTTATTTTGGTGCGTCCAAAACGTATGAATCCCTTTATCTAAATAGATGTGTGAATAGCTATTCCGTAATAGCTTTAGACTTACTAAGTCTAAAAAAATTATAGGTGTGGTAAACTAGCTATTCCGTAATAGCTTTAAGTTGAATAAGTCTAATTAATTTACTGAATATATTTAGTAAATTAATAAAAAAAAAAATATGAAAATAACTTTATTTATACGATAGTACCGTTCAAAAAACCCTACATAATCTTTATAAATACTAATAAAAACTAACTGTATTCAGTTAACATTTTTAATTTAATATTTATAAATTCATTTATACCATATCGATGGTATTGATTAGTCGGTTTA